TTGCCATTATCTTACCCTCCTGTTAATCCTGCTTTTTTTGGCTTCCAACGCTTTAGCGCAAGCCTCTTCTTCTGTGCATTTACCATCCCGACAAAACATACTCACGGCAATAGCTTTTTCGCTATCGCTAAGAGTTATTAACTCCTGCCTATCTTTTTTAGGCGGCGTACCCGATGAATCCATGCTCAGGTCTTCGCTTCTATCCACAGCTTTATCCGATATTCGTAATATCTCTTTTGCTCTTGATATTGACCGGCTAAACCCGTCAGGCCGGGCGTGATAAACCTCTTCCCACAACTCGGTCGCTTTCTTATACAACGGGTCATGCGGGTCAAAGTCCGGGTTAATAGTCTTACCGTCCTCAAGGTATTTATTGAAATGAGGATATTCTTTAAGCACTTTACCCGCGTCTTTCTTGCGTATATCTTCCACGCTCTCTTTTTCCTGTTCAGCCTTGATCCTTCGGTACGCCCTATCAGCCGCCGCCGCTTCGATCCTGGCTTGCTGATGTTGGTACGCTTCGTCCTCGTTTATCTTACCGTCTTTGATACGCTTGATTAACGCTTTATCAGAGAAGTAAACCTCGTCACCTATTTTTATTACTGCGTCTTTTTCGGATAACTTAGGCTCATCTTCTCGCTTGTTCTTACCTTCAAGGTCGGTCAACCGTTTAGCTAAATCCTCTTTCTCTTGCCGTACCTTCTCTAACTCCTCTTTGGCGCTTTTCGTTTCCCAAGTCATCTTATCAAACCTGCGTTGCGCCCGTTCGTTGTACCGGTCCTTAAGACCAGACAACTCCTCTTTCTCTTCGGCGGTCAACCCGTCTTTACCGCGTAACTCCTGAAACCGAGAGTTATCTTTCTTCTCCTGTTCTTCCGCGAGTTTTTTTTCCTCAAGCGTTGGTGTAGGCATAATCAATTTCCTTTCTTTTCCATTAAAACCAATTCCCCGAATATCCCTGTTTGTTTACCGATTACTTTCCAGCCTTCAGATTCACGTTGTTCAACCTTTGACCGTTCGACATACCGTTTCTTGACGATGATTATTTTCTTTGTTTCTTCTTTTTTCCGCATCCCATTTGTCCTCCTCTCTAAAATAAAAAAGCCCTTAATACAACGCGCCCGCGTCATACTAAGGGCTTAATGTTTAAGCTACCTGACCTCTAGTTCTCTGACAATTTAACGCTCTTCGATAACGATATATTGATGTTCGCTATACCGCCGTCCTTAAAGTTAAACTTGAAATCGATGTTACCGGTAAACCGCGGTGCGAGTTTGGTTATCTCGTCTCTAACACACTCGATATAAATGTCTTTATCACTTTGCACGTTTACCGCCTTTGTCAAACGAGCTGTTAGCTACACGTACCGCTGTACCATCGCAATCTTTACCGTTGTCAGCAATACAAGTTTTCAGGACGCTGTTAGCTATCCTGCACCATTTAGCTTTCTGTTTGTCCGTCAACCCTTTTATGTGCTTCTCTACTCCTGAAACATCCCACGGCATATTAAATCTCCTCTAACGAAATACACTCTTTTATCCCAGCGCACTTACCGGCGAAAAATTCTCTGTTCTCGCAAGTGTCAGCGTGAAACCTGAAATCAGCGTTTTTATACACCTGTTGCAAATCCTCCTTCAGCTCCTCCCATTCCGGGCTCTTGAAAAACTGGCGCAAGCGTTCCACCTTGTCCGGGTCTATTTGTGTTAGTACCATTTTGTACCCCTCCTTGAGGTTGTTGGGACATAGCCACACGTTTTACCATATCCATTTTCATCATCTCAGCTGTATCTTTGATGTGGTTAAACACTTCTTGTTTGACGTCATCCGGTAACCCCGCTGTCTGCAAAAACTCCGCGTGCGATTTAATATGCTTCATGTGTTCTTCGCCTTCGGTCGGTTTACCTTTGTCGCCTTGCAACATCAAAGCGTTCTCTTCTTCAGGCGTATGCACGTTCGTGCCGGACAACGATGGCAAGAACGCCGAGACTCCGGTCTCGTCAAGTTTGTCGATAAACCATTTGGTCAACGCGTGTAACGCCTGTAACCCTTGCGCCGTCTGCGGGCTAAAGAACGGGTTAGGTACAAGTAGATTATACACGCCTACCGCTTTTTGTGCTTCCAGCGCTTTATTAGAATTAAGCACGTTGCCGGTCAACTCGAAATCGGGGATAGAGTTAAGCTGAAAATCTGAAATGTCTATCTTATTAAACTGCCAGGGGGTGTCAGTTCCGTCACCGGCAACGCGCATAAACTTGTTTGGCGGCATATTCGCCTGATACAACAAGAACCACCGGGTAAATATATCCTGAAGCGTTTTGTTTTTCCGTTTGATTATCATGTTCATCCGCACGTTGCCTTGAGCTACCACCAACTCAGCTTTCTTGGCCGGCGCGGACGGGTCAATACTGCTCTCGATACCCGACTGATAATCACCTATCCCAAACAACACTTGCGATTGGTTCCGGACAACTTCCATCATGGTCAACAAGCTTTGGTCCGGCGCGGGTATCTTGACCATGTTTATGCTATTAGGGTCAGCGGTCGGATACAAATACCCCGACCTAGCCTTGATAGGTTCGCTCTTCATGTTTCCGGTAGGCGAGAAAAATCCGAACGGGTTGTTAGCCTGGACGCACCCAAACAAATATTGGTTATGCAGTTTATCGTATGCCGACTGTATGCTTTCCATCAGCTCCACAACGCCGGTGCCGCTTCTCCCGCCTTCGTCATCGGGAATAAACACATCAAGACCTATCGGCCTCTTTTTCATCGGAAACTTGTTTTTACGCAACTCACATAATGTTTCAGACTGTATCTCTACGACAGCGATAAACTCGTCGCTTATTTCTTCGTACTGATCCTCGGACTGGTCATCCTCTTTTATGGCGTTGACTCTTAGCTTTCCGTAAAACTCGATAAACATCTTCTCGGTCTTTTTCAAATTCTTTTTGTCGCCGTCTTTATCCACAGCGTCATACTCAGGGTCAGACGTACCGCCACCCCACCCGCCTATATCTCTATGCGTACCGTCATAATATCTGCCTTCGTTCTCTCTGGTCAACACGGTGTCAGAGGTAAGCGGCACACGCCGCATTTCCCATTCCGGCGGTTTATCCATCACCGAGTTTTTAGGATAGATATAATCTTTCCGGCTGAATATCTCAAGTTTCGGGCCGCTATACAAAAGTTTGTTTACCTCGCGTTCGCCGGTTATCACTTCGCCTGTAACATCGTCCAACATCTCTTTACCGGTGTTAGGGTCGATGACCGGCTCGATCTTCAGGTCTGTGCCGTACTCTTTGACCCAGTACACCATATAAGGCGTTTCGCCGTTCTTGGCGGAAGCGTGAAACAACCGGTCGATACCTTCAAACAACTTCATCTCGTTTTTCATCGACCAGTTACCGAATATATCGAGTTTCTTTATCTTAGGAATATCGTTCGCCTCGGTAGGAATAACGCGCATAGGGTCTTTAGGCGTAAAGAACACGTTCATTATGTTGGCGTGTATTACCTCAAGCGTGACCGTGGTTATCGGTGAACGATAGTTAGGCAGGTCGCCGTCATCGCCGGGTATAGATATGGGGCGCAACCGGTATATATCGTCATACCGGTCTATGTTCGAGCAAACAATATCCTGGTCTTCCTTGTTCTCGACATACAAGTCCACGATATGCCTGGCTATCCGTTCGCGTTCCAGAAACCCTAGCTTGATAAGAGTCTTGGAATTAGCTTTGTTGACTTTATCCTCAAACACTTCTTTAGACGCGCCCGAATATTCGCCCTTGTTCTCTAACCCTTCGCTAAACGACTCTGGCATTTTATTTCCCTCTTAAAAAGTTTTTTAACCCTTGTCTTATCCCGCTCCCGTTGTTTCCTGGACGCACTATCAAATCACTTTTACTGTTAGCGATATGCTGGTCAAGAATATTCTTGTTTATCTCAAAATCTAATATCTTGCTGGCGTACGCTACCATAGGCAACACCTTAGAGTTTATGGTCACGGATATTTTGCCGTCTACCAACTCAGCCATGAATATTATTTGTTTCGGTTTATCTTCGCTCATTCCGCCACCAACCCGATTATGTCACTCTCTCGTACCAATGTCAACGTGATAGTAGAATCGTTCTCGCTAAAGTCTGTGCCGACATACTTACTTATCATCACCACGTCACCAGCCTGGATAGATTTCATCTTGCAAAACTCAGCGTACCAATACGCTTGTTTAGCCGCGTCAGAATCGCCGGCTTTAGCTTTCTCGCATAACGCCGTGATTATCTGCTCCGCACTTTCTAAAAGAGCTTTGTCGCCTAGCGTCAAGTCCGGTACTGCCATGACCTCAGCTATATCAGTCAACTGGTTTGCCGTATTATCGGACGCGATAAGTAACTGTTCTTTTCCTATCTTGCCGCCGACTTTCCTGCGCCTCACCAAAATCCTGTCACCAAACGGAATTATTTTAGCCACGAGTAACCTCCTTTAGGTTAACTATCTTCCTGTATAATGCTCTTAAAATCCCTGCCACTATCACGATGACTGTCGCACCAGCAAAAAATAAGTTAAACAATAGTATTAACATCTTCATCGATAACTCATCGGCGCAATGTCGCCTTGTCTGCCCATAAAATAACTGTATTCCATCATCATGAACGTGTCGCTCATGTCCGGACTTGTTATTCCTCTCGCCGCCAAGTCCTCTTTGGTCTCTATCTGCATACGTCCTACCGGATCCGGGTACTTGGTCTTTATCGTACACAACTGGTTTTTCAGTAACTCGTACTCTTTATCACCCAACAACTTTAAGCTATACATCCCGCGCCGAAACTTTTCGGATACGAGATAATAACATTGTGTCCGAAGGTTCTTATACCGTCTACCGTCAATCGCCGGCGCGTTCCGGCCGCCGTGAAACTCCAGGTACGGTAGATGGTCCATTCCCAACATCTCGCCGAAGTTCTCGCCTAACCCGTCAGCGTCAAACACGATGTTGTCAGCTTCTTTCTCGCTATACTTCCGGCTTATCATCCGCTTATGCTCAAGCGCCGGTAACTGCAAATAATTTTTCAGTTCGTGTATATCGTGGCCGACTCTATATCCAAGCGTGGAATAGTTAGCGCCGTGTTTGGTGGCTAGGTCGGCGCCGATGATCTTAAGCGCGTTCGGCGTGTTTTCCAGCTCTTTCTTTCTTGCGTCTTCCACCCACGACACCTTGATAAGGCTCGACTCATCGTCTTGCGGAAACTCACCCAATATATGCGCCTTATAGTAAGCCGAATCTTTACCGTACTCGGCCGCGACTTCTTCCGCCCATTTAAGAGTAACTAATCCGGGTATCTCGCCGTTCTCTATCTGCCACCGGATAGCGTCAAGACAGCTAATGGTTATCTTGTTCCATAACGGCGACTGGAAACATTTGTAAAACTCGCCGGCCGGCGCGATAGGATTACCGATCGCTAACACTCGATATGGATGTAACGCTGTCACCGCTTCCCATATCTCAGGGTCAACACCGTACGCTTCATCGATGATGACCAGGAGCCTGGGCGAATGGCGGCCTTGAAAACTGGTAGTGTCGTTGGTACTTATTCCCACAGCAAACCAATCCGGCGCGAGATTTAACTCGGTGTTCAACGGCCGGGTAGTAAACTTTATTTTCATTTGGTCAGCCAAGAGTTTTATCTCTTTCCAAAGAATACCTTCGACTTGACTGAACCCAGGCGCGGTAGTAACCACCTTCGCCGGTTTATGCGCCGCTAACCACATCAACGTCAGCACCGCGGCTATTCTCGATTTACCGACCGTGTTGCCCGACTTGACTGCTGTCCGGTCGTTAGCCCACACCGACTGGATAACCTCTTCTTGTTTAGACCACAGTCTATTGTCAAAGAGCGATTTATAACAGATTACAGGATCACTTTGCCATTTTTGGAGTATCTGCCGAGCTTTTTCCGCTTGCGTCATTTACATTTACCCACAGGTTGTTTAGTGTTACTGCCGAACCGTCTGGATTAGCTATAACGGTCGTGTTAGACGGTTTACCTTCCATCCGGTCTTCGATCATCTCAATCGCTTTCATATCGCCTTTGATCGCTTTGCCTATCTTCTGAAGCTGTATAATCTCAGCCACCGTCATCTTCTCAAGCTTCTTCGATAACGGATTATTCATATCCAGCTCTTGATTGAGATACTTAGTCAATATTGTCTTGATAGATATAGTCCCTTTGGGTAGTCCTGCTGGGTTTCCCGACTGCCCTGGCTTCCATCTTGTTGCTTTTGGTGGATCTAATCTAGGCATATTGCCTGCTTTCCGCCTGTTCCACGGCTTTTAATCCTGTCTGCTTCTCCCACCTATCAATAATCACCTGACAATATCTTGGGCCTATCTCCATCATCCGGCACTTACGATTTAGTTTCTCACAGGCTATTAGGGTTGAGCCTGAGCCGCCGAAGCAATCTAAAACTATCCCTTCTCTTGGCGAGCTGTTCTCTATCCCCTTACAACAAAGCTCAATTGGTTTCATTGTCGGATGTAACTTTGAATCGTGCGGTCTATCAATCTCCCATACTTCTGTTTGTGTTCTGTCGCCTTGAAAGCTTGATTTATTAAACCAGCCATAAAAACAAGGTTCATACATCCTTTGGTAATTAGCGGGGGTCAAAACAAGCTGTTGCTTCTTCCAAACGATTGTTGCCGACCAATGACAGCCCATCTCTGTCAGCCATAGTCGCATCTTCATTCCTTCAGGACCAGGTGCTCCCCACATATAAATATCACCATTATTATATTCTTTAAATATTACGAATAGGTCATTGCAAAAATCTTTCCACTGCTCTGGCGATTGCTTATCGTTTTCAATCGTTCTTATCTTATGCCTGGGGTTTTTTGACACTCCATAATCCACGTTATACGGCGGGTCAGTAAACACCATATCAGCCTTCTCCCCTGCCATAAGTGATTCTACCGCGTCACGCCGCGTAGAATCGCCACACATCAGCCTGTGTGAGCCGAGAGTGTATATATCACCTAGCTTTATATCTGTTGCCGGCCGCTCATCAGGTACGTCATCGTCTCCCGCGCTTGTATCCATCTGGAATACTTTATCTAGTTCTTTACTATCGAACCCGCAATCTTTAAGCATATCCTCATCGAAGTTAGCTAGTAAATCATAATCCCAACTGCCGGAGTTCTTGTTAAGCCGGATATTTAACTCTTTCTCTTTCTTGATGTCGGGAATATTAACGTAAACGACAGGCACTTCTTTCATCCCCATACTTTTAGCTACACGCACGCGAAAATGTCCACCGATAATAACATTAGCTCTACCAGGCGCGGAGTTGACGATTATCGGGTCGACTAACCCAAACCGTTCGATTGATGTTTTAAGATTTTCTTGTTCGGTATCAGTAGATTGGCGAGGATTATATTCAGCGGCCTTCAATAGTTCGATAGATATTTGACTAAGTTCCATATTTTAATTTAATATTTTAAAAAGAGGCGGCTAACGCGCGAAACTTAATATATATTAGTCATGTTTCCGGTATCACCGCCTAAAACGCGTAGACCAGTACCTAAACCAGTTCTACCGTTGATACTATTATACCACTGATTTTAAAAAAGTACACAGAAAAAATCCCGCGCGAGGGTTTTATTCTAACAGATTGGCGCCATCGGCCCATGCTATCCCGCCGTTCTTATCGTGATAATGTGATTCAAACGCCGCCCGCAAGTTCCGATATTCCTCTTTGACCAGCGTACAATGAAACAGAGCGTTTACCTGCCATTGAAACATATAGAGCGACAACCCGATGATAAACAGAAACATCACGCACGAGATAATAAGCATAAACATCCATTTCCGTTTGATAGATTCGACTGTCATTTGACCTCCTCCGTATTAAGTTCCTTAAACAACCCTATTGCCATAAGCACCATACTTATCAACAATGTAGGCACAATAAACCGCCAGCGCAAAAACCCCATAAAAAATAGTTTGATGACCGCGCCGGACATAGACAACGCCGACAGCAGAAACCCTGACCAGAATAATCCGTTATACGTTTTCAAAACTACCTCCTTTTTATATTGCATTAGATTCGACAACTGCTATTTTCTTCTTTCTCCCGCCCCTTGCACCGTAATATCTGGCTGAATAACAGGTCAAAATCTTCATAATATCCTCTGCCAGTTCTTCTTCGTATTTCTTTTCCCTGTTCTCCATGATCTCAACCGTAATCCCAAGATTGCGGAATATTGACCAGAGATATTCATACCCAAAGCGAGCAATACGGTCTTTGTATTCAATCAGCACACGCTCAATTTTTCCTTGAAAAGCCATGTTCAATAACTTGTGCAAGCCTTTGCGTTTCTCATTTATTCCGCTGGCTATCTCATCAATCACAATGTATTTATAACCCTGTGATTCAGCGTGTTTCATCAGCCTGTCTTTCTGGCGTTCAAGGTTTTCTTTCTGCTTTGCGGTTGAACATCTGGCATAAACAACGGTGACTTTATCTTGCTTCTCTGTTACCTTTCCAGTGAAGTGGTCTAAGTCCTCTTGCATAAAACGCCTATGACCGCCAGCGGTCTTGAAAGATTTAATCTTTCCGTTATTGGCAAGTGTCTTGATTGTGTTTATGCTTACGCCGATATACTTACTTGCGTCTGTTGATTTTAGTATCATTGTCTAATCCGCAAAACATTGGTTTGTTTATACATCCAACTCCACCTTTTCCAAGACAGTAATAGCCACATACAGGACATCGCATATCTTTGTATGTTTCATATAATAATTTTTGTCTTATTCGCTCGTCTACTCTATTTAGATTATCCATTTTTCTTTTCCATAAGTAAGTTATTTGAAAATTTTGCGGAATGGGGTTTTTTATCCATCTTACTCCTCCTTTATCCTGCAATTAGTGAACGAACAATACGGATTATCTTCTGGATCTTTCCTTCTACTGCACATATAAATACTACCGTCAGACAATTTCTCATCCAGCATTAACCTAAACGGACATTCTGTATCAGCTACCAATATTCTCCAATGCGAGTATTTCTCGCAAAGGTGATTCTGCATACTTTCGTCGTGTAAATGGTGAATAATTTTATTACATTTTGGACATAGGGTTAGCGGCATTTGATTCTCCTTTTTTGTCAATCACGGAGGTTTCTTTGTGGTGTTTAACCCTGTGACAATTAGCACATAAGACCTCACATTTTTCTATTTCAGAATAAAAATGTTTCCATGCAAGCCACGCAATCGTTCTCCCATTTCCAATAAGAAGATTTAATTTATTTTCCATGTCTTTGTGATGTAATTCAAGACAGACGGGGTTACGTTCCCCACAGACAGAACAGCCTTTTTGTGCCTTATGAGTTCTTATAATTTCGGTCTTTTGTTTATAAACAAGTCTTTTCTTAATCTTCCATGCTGGTGTAGTAGCCATTTATTCTCCTTTCGTGATTATTTCTTTCTTCATTTTCTGAATCTCCCCAAGTAAAAACTTCTCATTCTCATCCATCAATTCCTGCAACTCGGTGATGGTCATTTCCTCATCCAAAGGCTCGAAAAAGTAGACTCTTTCGCCTTCGGTTTCAAAATAAGACTTCGTAACTTTAGTGATTTTCATGGCGTTTTTACCTCAAAATACCCATTGTTTTTAATCGTATTTAATGCTTTTTGTTGATTATTCATCAGCAGTTAGAACCTCCTAATATTTTTCGCATTTCCATGCTAGTATCTTTTATCTTATGCCGCACCCACGGCGTAAGCATGCGAGTCGTGCCCTTCTTGCGCCTGGCTTCCGCGGCGGGCATTTTGAAATCAGGACATCCGGCTACGGCTACAATATCCGCGCTGGAATGTAGCTCCCGCTTACAGGACTTTTTGCAGTGTGAACATTTTTCTATCATCGTTTCCCCCTTATCATCTTGACTAGGACACATACCACCCCATACACCACCAGCCATATACCGACAACAACGCTCGCTAAACCCACGAACGCCACCCACACACCAGTAACAATGTCGCCGAGGACGTTTTTAGAGTTCATTCCGGTTTACCTTTCGCTTAATAAACTTCGGCCAAATCGTTGTCTGCCACGAATTAGCAGTAAGTTTTTCCTGACGTTCCAACAACTCGCGCCACAAAATCTCGCACGCCTCACACAAAGCGTACGCGGTGGAAGTACACTCAAACCACGGAAAAACTTTCCCGCATTTATTGCAGGCCGCTGTACGATGTTTTTTAGGTTTCATCCCAGCACATCCGCTTTCTTTTCAATCAACGCCCGGATGGATTTGGCAACAATGTCCCAATCTACTTGTCCTACGATGCCTGCTTTACCACCACCGCCAAGGAAAGTTTTAATCTCTTCCACACTTGGCAACTCTTCAACAAGAATAACCTTTCCTTTGAGTGCGGCGATAACATCTTTTAAACAGTTATTATATGATACTGCTTCACAAACATTTTCCGGACACCTACTATTCATATACTTTCTTTTAGGTAACAACTCAATCCACTTATCACTCATGGTTTCACCTCCTCCTTTAACAACATCTTAATTCTTTCAAAAGCTTCCCTCGAATCGTCTACTGGAATAAGATTTTTGAAAGTACCCGCAAAATAATTATACGCGCATACCATATCAAAGATTTGGTCAGGGTCTTTTAGGCGTTTGATGCTTTCAAACGGGGTTAATTTTATTCGCATTTGCTCCTTTCTCTCCACTGATCAGCCGACTGATACCCGCCCAACAAACAAATCATAAATAGCGTCAACCAAATCTCGTCTATAAAGACAATTCGCACAATCCGGCGAGCTAAGATTACGTTTTTTATAAGCATCTATACAAGTACAAGGAATAACATCGTCAATCATCGTTTCTATTTCTTTCTTCTTAATATTGTTCATATCCTTTACTAGAACGACCTTACCTCGAAGTGCGGCGAGACAACCATCAATAGCATCGTTCCACCCTACACAATAATTTATTTTGGGATTTGAATACTTCGCTGGTAACAACTCCACCCACTTATCGCTCATGGTTTCACCTCCTCCTTTATCAGATTCATTCATATAAACTTTGTACTTATTTAGGGCTTCTAATTTGCAAAAGGACAGCTGCTGGAACACCTATTTTATAAGCATACTTTATTGCTATTAAAGGCAAAGATCGTTTGCTGTGTATAAATTCAGAATAATGTGTTTGCGTAATGTGCAACTCCTTCGCCATCTTTGTTTGTGTCCATCCATATTGGTCTCTACGAAATTCAACAGCATCTATTACTGATGGTATATTTTTAAGGCTCATTTCGCACCTCACTTTCCCACGATTAAATCGTGGATAGATTTAGCTAACTCTCTGCACTCTTGCTCACCTTCACCTGCGTTACTTAAACATAAATGACACAATGAACTTTCAATAATTAAATCAAATAATTCTTTTTCGCTCGGCAACTCGTCAACGAGAATGACCTTGCCTTTAAGCGCATTTATTACGTCCTCAAGACATTGATTGTAGCCATATTCCCGCTCGCCCTTAATTTCTCAAGCTTCTTACGCATTTGCTCCTTTTTACCCCCTTTCTTTTGCTTTCAACTTACTACACCCGGTAGATTCGCAAGAATATCAGCGTCTTTAACCGCCGTTAATCCTTCTCTTTCGACCAAACTCAATATCCATCCTCTCGCATGTAACGCCTTAGCACATTCCGGCGGTACTGGTTTGGCATAGAATATCCCCGGCATAGAAGCGTGCTCAAACACTAGATATTTTCGGTTGATGTTACTGCCCATTTTCATCTGCATTAACCTGTAACTATTCCCCCCGCCGGTATGTTTGTCCGTAAACACGTCCAGCTCGACCATATTGTTTATCAACCGTTCCGCGCCTATTTTCCGAATAATCTCCCGCTGAACATCAGCGTTAATTTCATTAAGAGCTTGTTCAACCGTGATTTTTTCTGCCGGAGTTTTTACCACCCAATCCGGCACTTTAATTCCGTTCAAACACCATAACCCGTAGCCGTCAGGATATTCAACGGCTGGCGATTTTTCATCGTGTAGCTGTCTATTTTTCCAAGATATTTTTTTAGGTTTTTCGCTTATAAACGCAACCCCTTTATACGGGATAATAAAATGGACTTCACTATTAAAATCAATGAACAAATCATATATTTTTTTATCAAACTCTACCCCGATAAAACGCCCATAATCATACCACCCGCACCAACTCAACCACCACAGCCCTAAATACCAACATTGGTTGATTTCTTTTAGCTGGTCGTAAAGCTGGCCGCCAAGCTGGCCGTCAAGCTGGTCGCGAAGCTGGCCGCGAAGCTGGTCGCGAAGCTGGTTGCCAAGCTGGTCGTAAAGCTGGCCGTGAAACTGGTCGTGAAGCTGGCCGTGAAGCTGGCCGTCAAGCTGGTCGTCAAGCTGGTCGCCAAGCTGGTCGCGAAGCTGGTTGCCAAGCTGGTCATAAAGCTGGCCGTGAAACTGGTCGTAAAGCTGGCCGCGAAGCTGGTCGTAAAGCTGGCCGTGAAGCTGGCCGTCAAGCTGGTCGCGAAGCTGGCCGCGAAGCTGGTCGCCAAGCTGGCCGTGAAACTGGTCGTGAAGTTGGTCGTAAAGTTGGCCGTGAAACTGGTCGTAAAGCTGGCCGCGAAGCTGGTCGCGAAGCTGGTCGCTAAGCTGGTTGCCAAGCTGGTCGCGAAGCTGGTCGCGAAGCTGGTTGCCAAGTTGGTCGTAAAGCTGGCCGTGAAACTGGTCGCGAAGCTGGTCGTTTTTCTTTTTAAACATCGTCCAGAAAAGAGCGCATAATAATGCTGTGTTTAACGGAGAAGTTCCTACAATAATCAGCGGTGCAGGTTGCTTCATTCGCGCATACACAGCGTTAATAGCAATTTTCGCTTTTTCATGGCACATGGGTTCGGACGCTTTATCAACCCATTTTTGAATATATTTCGGTATTTCTTTTTCTTGGTCTGGTGTCAATTTTGTAATCATATTTAATCCCTCGTTTGTCTGGCCTCCATATCCTCATACGAAAATTCTCGCTCAATAACTTTTTTGTACACCCCAGGTTCCAACACTTGGCAACCGTGTTCTTCATGCACAAGATTAGTAGGTTTGCTAACGCTCAAATACAGCGTTTCTCCGTCTTGATAAACCTCTACGCCGTCCACGGTTTCTAGTGTGTGTAGATGCACACCTTCGCCCTTTTCAACGATAAACCCCGGCTTGATCTTAACCCGTTTCGCGTTTGCCGGAATCGCCGCTTCGACTAGAATCACATCCCCATGTTGATTTTTCACTTTCATACTCACCCCTTTCTTTTAATAAGACCCGCCGC